CCCACCAGCATTGCCGCAATTACTGGATTACAAAGAAAAGAAGTAATTGAATTAATTGATGAGTGGAAGACTGTTGTTCACAATGATACTAGCACGAGGGAGAGGGCTAAAGAAGCCATCTCTGGTGCAGACCAACACTATGCAATGCTTATTAAAGAGGCCTGGAAGACCGTAGAGGATGCTGATCAAGCAGGACAACTAAATGTTAAGGCAACTGCTCTAAAGCTTATTGCAGACATCGAGGGTAAAAGAATAGGAATGCTTCAAGAGGTTGGCCTTTTAGATAATGCAGAGATTGCTACACAAATTGCCGAAACAGAACATAAACAAGAAATACTTATTAAAATATTAAAAGAGGTAACAGCAAGTTGCCCTAAATGTAAAATGGATGTTGCTAAAAGATTGTCTCAAATTACTGGGATAGTTGAGCCAATAGAAATCATTGAGGAAGTAAGTGGATCTTAATTTTAATGACCTTATTGACATACTTGACGGTGAAGAGTTTGACGAAAAGCCAGTCGATTTAAGAACCTTTGTAAGACATCCAGACTATTTGGGTTTACCAGAATTATCGGAATATCAATATACCTTAATTGAAAAAAGCTCACAAATTTATAAAGAGTCTACGCTAATAAAGTTATTTGGAGAATCAGAAGGAAAAATACGGTTTAAACAAACTGCAAATGAGATTGTAGCTCAATTAGGAAAAGGCTCTGGGAAAGACTATTGTTCTACAATTGCAGTTGCCTACACTGTATATTTGTTACTGTGCCTTAAAGATCCAGCAGCTTATTACGGCAAGCCGCCTGGAGATTCAATAGATATAATTAATATTGCTATTAACGCACAACAGGCAAGCAATGTTTTCTTTAAAGGATTTAAAACCAGAATAGATAAGTCACCCTGGTTTATTGGTAAGTATACCGATAAAGCATCAGAAATTAAATTTAATAAAAATATTACAGTTCATTCAGGCCACTCAGAAAGAGAAGCGTGGGAGGGTTACAACGTAATCATAGTAATCCTAGATGAAATTTCAGGATTTAGTATTGAAAATACTACTGGTCACGATCAGGCTAAAACTGGCGGTGCGATATATGATATGTATAGGGCATCAGTTGATTCCCGTTTCCCAGACTTCGGTAAAGTAATTTTGCTCTCATTTCCAAGATATAAAAACGACTATATACAACAAAGATATGACGCAGTTGTAGCCGACAAAGAAGTGGTTATTAAGTCTCATAGATTTAAGATGGACGATGACTTGCCAGACAATACAGAAGGAAATGAATTTGATATAGATTGGGAAGAGGATCATATTCTTTCATATAAAATACCTAAAGTGTATGCTTTAAAAAGACCAACATGGGATGTTAATCCAGTAAGAAAAATAGATGATTTTAAAACAGCATTCTATACAAATCCACAGGACGCATTGTCTAGATTTGCCTGCATGCCACCAGATGCTATTGATGCATTTTTTAAATCAAAAGAAAAAATTGAAAAAGCATTTAATATTGGTCAGCTAGCCGTAGATAACTTTGGCAGATTAGAAGAATGGTTTATACCAGATCCAGATAAAGAATATTTTATTCACGTAGACTTAGCGCAAAAACATGACCATTGTGCTGTATCTATGTCACACGTTCAAAAATGGGTAAACATAAAAATAACAAGTGACTACTCGCAACCAGCCCCAATAGTAGAAATAGATGCTGTTAGATATTGGACCCCGACTAAAGACAAATCTGTAGATTTTACTGAAGTAAAAGATTATATTCTTTCATTAAAAACACGAGGATTTAAAATTAAAGTGTGTACTTTTGACAGATGGAATTCTCATGACATGATGCAACAACTAAAACAATATGGCATCAATACAGAAATTTTATCTGTCGCTAAAAAACATTATGACGATATGGCAATGATAGTAGCGGAAGAAAGATTAATTGGCCCATACATTCAATTACTTATAGATGAATTATTGCAATTAAAAATTATGAGAGATAAAGTTGATCACCCAAGAAAAGGCTCAAAAGATTTAGCAGACGCTGTCTGTGGCTCAATATACAATGCAATAAAAAGAAGTAAATTTAGCTCGGAGCAGGAGATTAAAATACATACTTATCAGTCCATGAGTTACGACAACGACTTTGCTAGAGATGATAGCGATACTACAGTTACAAATATGATTAAGGCACCACATATGCCAGATAGGTTAAGGGAAGCGATGGATAGGATGATGATAATATGAGTACTTACCAAGAAAAAGCTAAAGAGTGTAAATGCTGTGGAAAGCATGTTCCACTTCCAACTGTATTAAAAGAATATAATAACATTCTTCTATGTCCCACCACATTTGCCAATGTAATGGAGTACAAAAGAATATGGAAGGCTTTGGGGGTCAGGCCAAAAGGCAATACTAGAAAGCATTTTTCTGAATATGTTCAACAGATAGTAGAGACCACTATTGACAAAAATGATGATGGAACATTACAGTAAAAAGAGGTATAATGTAGATATGGAAAATGATAATATTATGGGTGATTCGGATGATGAAAGACTTGAATATTATTTAAGCATTGGTGTTGTAGAATTAGAAGGAGTAGATGAAAGCGGAGAAATTATTTATTCTATTAATGAAAGTGCAAAAGAGTTGGCTCCAGAATTATGGGAGTCTCACGAACAGCATATAGATAAATCTCTAATTGATTTATACAATAAAGACTTATTGTCTGTAGAGTATGATGAAAATTTAGAAGCCACATTTATATTAAGCCCAGAAGGAAAAGCTCTTGCAAAAGAGTATGGGTTAATAGAGCTGTTTGATAAAGAAATACCAAACGATTAGGAGATAAAATGCCATATAGTGTTAAGCAAAACGTAGCAGGCTGCACAGGATATGCAGTTGTAAACGATGAAGGCGAATTAAAAGGCTGTCATCCAGGTAAAACTGCAGCAATGGCTCAAATGAGAGCTTTATATGCAGCTACAGAAGATGAACAAAAAATGCAAGATAAGAAAAAGAAAATATACTAAGGAGAAAAATGTTTAAAAAAATAAAAGAAATTCTATTTCCAACCGTTACGGTTGTTATTCAAGAGAAGCCATTGAAGGCTAAAACCAAAAAGGCCCCAAATAAAAAAGCCCCAAAAAAGAAGGCCCCAGTTAAAAAGAAAGTAAATAAAAAAACTAAATAATTTTAGTCAATTTGCAAACCTAATAAAGGGTTTGATATAATATATGCGGGTCGCCTAACGGGGCCCGCATATTAACTTATTCGCTTAAAGGAGGAATAAAATGGTAAGTAGTTTCACATTGGATCTTTTTAAGGATCCATTTTTTATTGGTTGGGATCGCCACTTCAAAGATCTCGAAAAGGTAATGCATAATTCAACTAATTATCCACCATATAATTTAGTAAAATTAAATGATGATGATTATATAATTGAGCTTGCATTAGCTGGCTTTAAAAAAGATGATGTCCAAGTAGAACAAGAAAAAAATGTTCTAACTATAAAAGGATCTACATCTGAAGAAGACTCAAAAGATTATATTCATAAAGGAATTGGCGGAAGATCTTTTGTAAGAACCTTTTCGTTATCAGAGTATATGGAGGTATCTGGAGTATCAATGTCTGATGGGGTATTAAAAGTGCTTATTGTACGAAATGTCCCAGAAGAGGCAAAGCCTAAAACATTTGATATTGTAGATGCTTTAGAGCCACAAAAAGTTATTGCGGCTCTTTCTACTAAGAAAACAAAAAAATAGTATAATAAAGATCTGCACCCCGTCACTGGGGAGTCGCAGACTATTCGGGTCGCTACCCGAAGGATGGACCTGAGTAAGTCCTCAAACTGCTCTTATTTTTAAGGAGAATTATGTTTGAGTATTATGTTAAAAAAGTAAGTAAAGTTGTTGATGGAGATACGATTGATGTAGACATCGATCTTGGGTTTGATATTTCATTTACTTCAAGAGTAAGGTTGGCAGGAATTGACACTCCTGAAAGTCGTACTACAGACAAGATAGAAAAATCTCTAGGATTAGAATCTAAAGAATATTTAAAGAAAGCAATTGATGCTTCTAAAACTGTTGTAATTAAAACAGAAAAAATGGACTCATCAGAAAAATATGGACGTATTCTTGGGTGGGTATTTTTAGATGGATCAGAAGTTTCAATAAATCAAAAAATGATTAATGAAGGATATGCTTGGGGATACATGGGGGATACTAAAGTAAAAGATTTTGATGCTTTAGCAAAACAAAGAGCAAAGAAAAAGTAAATG